ATTGTCTAAACTCGTAGCCGCTTCAATGAAGCTAAGAGCCGTCTCTTTTAAAACTGTTTTTGCATTTGCCATTTTTTTTCCTTGTTAAAATTTAAAGTTTAGAAAGTTTTCTAAATCTTGTTGGTTATTTAGAGCGTTAATTTGCTCAGGTGTATAAGTTGCGTTTGTTGGAACTAAATAGCCAGCTATCGCTTCTTTTGCTTGTATGGCTTCGTTTCTGTATACTAGAGCTGTGTTCTTGTAGCCTAGAGTGTCGTTTTTGTAGCCTAGCGTGGTTAGCCTTATCGCATCAGTTGTGTTTTTTATATCGTTTGTTTGAGCCATAATCACCAAAGCTTCTGCTTTTGACTCGTCCCTATTCTCAATCGTATCTGCAAGAGCTTGTGCTATGTATGCAGAAACTGCGTTTATGTCAATTCCGAATGTTTCCATTTTACTTAGCCAGTCTCTTACTGCTATGGCATATGCCTGTTTTCCAAGTGTTTTATAGTCGTTGAAGTTTGGAAAACTTCCTATGCTACTTATGTTTGGTGTACTCATTTATTTCCCCTCTATTTTTAAGATTTTGTCTGTTCTTCCACCAGCTGGTGTCACTGAGTTTGAAGTTATGTTTCCAAAGATGTTTATGAACTTAAACTGCACTTTTTCTTTGTCTCTATCGTCCGCTATAAAAAGATGTGGAGTGCCATAAAGTTGTGCTATTTTATTTACATTTTTATCGATATCGTCGTTGTAGTCTGCAACTGGGATAGACACATCTTCAATTATGCGAAGTTTTGAATCAATCAAATTTCCCCATGCATCACGAGTACTCGCATAGAAATTGTTTTGATTGTACGAGATACCATCTCTTAAAGACATTCCCAAATCCTCTTTATAGCCTGCAACTGCAAAGCCGCATGATATGCTTGAGCCTAAAATCTCAATTTTTATTTTTTCTGTGTTTAAATCTATAAAATCAAACTGTATTTTAGTTTTTAAGATTGGATCATCTGGCCACAAGTATTTCCCAAAACTATCTATATCCCAGTCGTAGATATCTTCACTCATTATTTGAAGCTCATCATCATTTGAATCTAACAAAGTGATAGATATAGTATCGCCGTCTATGTTCTGAAAGTAGAGTGTATCTAGTATGTAAGCACTAGGAATTGTCGCAACAAAGTTACTTGAGAGTGTCGTTGCATAGTCGTTGTTATATTCAAACATAGCAAGTTCAACAAAAGGCGAGGCTATCCAGATGCTAGGATTGTCTTTTGGAATTAAACCAGGATTAGATGTTTGTGCTGCAAGTTTATACTTTTTCTTATCAGCACTTACTTTTACTTCATCTTTAAAAACATAGTCAGATTTTAAAGGGTCCCATTCACTCAGTAAAGCATCAGGAGAGCTCGTCTGTGTATAGTCTATGACTATGTTGTTTTTCAAATCAATAGGCTTTACAACTTTCATTATGCTATCCTTGCGAGCTGTTCTGCTCTTTTTTCTCTATCTTCTCTCTCTTGTGATTTTATGGCTATGTACTCATTTGTTTTTTTGATTTCATCAAGCTCTTTTTTTAATGCCTTTAGTTCCATAACGATTTCAGAAGAGCTGTCATTTTTTGAAGATGTAAAATTGTTTGCAGAAAATGATGCAGATGTTGGCATTTCATAATTTTCAAAACCTCTGTTTTTTCTAGCGTTTTCCATGGATACAAATAGTTCAGGATTATTTTTCACCATCCACTCAGGAGCTACCCACTCACCCTCATGAACGATTCCCGCTTGTTTTTGCCCTGTGCTATCTCTTTCGCCCATTCCGTAGCCTGTGAAGCCACCTTTTGCGTAGTAGCTGTATGTTTCGGTTGTCCGTATAGTTGAGTAATTTGATGGAGTTGCGGCATTTCCGTTTGCATAAAAATATGCGGTCGTTCCTGTTACTGAGCGAAGTCTCAACTGCCCAAGATTAGATACCCCACCACCTTTAATATTTGTATTATTCACAGCACCTGTCACCCCACTAACTGAGCTATTAGTCTGTGCTGTGCTTGTTGCTATGTTTGAAAGTTTGCTCACATCAAGCCCAGTAGCAACGCTAAGTGTAGGTAAGCCTGCTTGTATTCTCGATAAAGAGATTCCAGATGTACCACCACCCATCAGGCTTTGAACGAAGCTACCTACTGAGTTTGAACCTACGAGCGAAGTATTTAAAGCAAGACCGTTGTTGTTGAAATAAGTTTGAGCATTCATGTTCGCATTTGTTGCAAGACCACTATTGTTATAATATTCTTGAAGATTTATATTTGCGTCAGTAGCAAGACCTGAGTTATTATAGTATTCTTGAGCTTCTACAGATTTTACAATGGAGTTATTGTTAAAATATTCTTGAGCATTCATGTTTACGTCAGTAGCGAGACCTGCATTATCATAATAAGTCTGAGAGTTTATAGCTGTCGGAATTAATCCTAACCCTGCAACAACACTCCCAGACGAGCCGAGCAATGTCTCGTTTTTTGTGTTTACGCTATCAGCTACACCTGCGATTGTTGCTTTTTCTTCATCACTAAGTATGCCGTCTGAAAATGCTTGATTTATTGTAGATAAGAAGTTGTTCATCGAGTCAAGGACACTTACTGTTTGAATAGCAGTATCTTGAAAAGCAGATATTTGACCATCTACAGTTGCACTTGCAAAAGAGTACTCAGCTTTAGAGTTGAAGTTTGACATGTCACTTAAGTACTCATCAGCAGAGCTTACAAGCTGATTGTATGCACTCGCATAGTTTTCGCCAGCTGTTATGTCAAGCGGGTTGGATATTAAATTACTTCTGGCACTGTTTGCTACCGCTAGTGAGTCTGCATAGCTAAGGTTTGACGATGACGAACTTGTTTTGTAAATTGATTCAAGTGATGTTATATTGTTTGCTATTGAGTTCAAAAAAGTATCTTCAAATCTAAATATAAAAACATCAAGTGCTTGCGTTACATTTTCTATCGCTTCAACTGTTTGGTTTGTTGTTGAGTTAAAGTCGTTAAGGCTATCATTTACATTATTCACAATTGTGTATGTATCATTGTTGTTGTTGCTATTGCTTAGCGTTTCATTCATGTTTGATAAACTATCTGTTACTTTGTATACTGAGTCAAACACGCTATCTGTAATTTCGCTAGTTTCAACTTCTATGTTGGCTACATAATCTTTGATGGCTTCATTTTCTTTTATATCAGGAGCTACGGCATCACCAAAGTCTGTTTTTTCGACTTGTGCTGTTTGTGTGTTTTTTATTTTTTCGTATGCTGCATCAATATCTTGTAGAAATTTGTCTGCAAAGCCTGCACCATCTCCAGTGTCTAACAAATCAGCCCAACTTTTAGCTAAGTCGCTTTTTGCTTCATCTAAAAGTTGATGACTAGCATTGCTTTGCTCTGCATATCCACCCGACCAGTTTACATGACCAACTATGCCAAAGTCTATAGCGCCAAAGCTTGCATTTCTGATTGTTTCAAATATTGCATTTATTCCATCTATAACAAAGTTAAATGCACCCTCAAAAGCTTTCACTAAATATTCAGCACTATATGAAAAAACAGTAGTTAGTCCATAAAATGCCACTTTTCCAAGATTCCCAACAACTGAAAAATAATCCCCAAAAGTTTCGATACTATCGTAAGCACTACCAAGACCTGAAATTGTTGCTCTTAAGCCATCGATAACCATTAAAGAGTAGTTTTTAGCACCATCTTGTGCGTTTCCAAACGCCGTTGTCATATACTCGCCAACAACTGTTACCATAGCTTTTAAAAAATCAAACAGCCCACCATCCATGATGTTTTTTTGAAATATAGTCCAATTATCTTGCATGTTTGATATCATTCCGTTCCAAGTCTTTGACTGTGCTTCCATTGCACCTGCATATTTAGAGTTGAATATTGCACTTAGTGTGCTTTCTATAATTGCTTGATTATTTGCAACGGTCTTAGTCCTAGCTTCACCGCTTGCGTTTACCCAATTGTAAGTTATCATTTCTGCTTGCTTGCTGGCTTTTACACCGAACTCTTTTAGCCTTTCGTTTTCGCCGACAACCGCATCGGCTATAGCTTCCACGGCTTGATTTATGTTTTTGCCCATGGCACTTGATGTATCACCAAGTGTTCTAAGCAGTCCCTCTGTTGGTTCTAATCCATAAGCACGGAGTTTAATAAAACCACTCGTTACATCTTCTAGCTGATAAGGTGTAGCTTTAGTAAAATCTTCTATCCACTTCATTGATTTTTGTGCTTTTTCGGAACTTCCCTCGATCGTCATTAAAACAGTGTTAAACTTTTCAAATTGTGCGGCTACATTAACCATCTGAGTTGCTTGTTTTTGTGCGAGTTCAAAACCTTTCATGGCTGTTTGAACACCGATGTATGCAGTGGCTAATCCAAGTACAGTTTTTTTCATGCTATCTACACTCTTAGTCATAGTAGCTTGAGCTTTGTTCATTCCACTTACTAGCTGTGCTGTGTCTGCTTTAACATTAAATAATACTGTAGTTGCACTCATGCCATCGCCTTTAAAATATAATCATTTAACTCCCGACCGCTAATCTCTGGCTTAGTTTCTTTTTTGCCTGAAATCATAAAATCTTTAGTCGTTAAATTGTTCTTTGAACTACTTGCACCAATCTGTGAGAGGATTGCAAGTTGCAACTCATTTCTATCTTCATGTAATGGATAGAGAGAAAGATATTCTCCCCACTCACTAAGCTCACTAGCACCCATTGAGTTTTCAAGTTCGTAAACTGTCCGCCCTAGTGCTAAAGCTATTTTGAAAAGGAACTCTCGCCCTTCTAC